TATCACATAAGAATATTCACTACCCTCTGTATAATAAATTACATTGTGAGATGAACTTTCATTATTGTTTAGATAGATTTTAACTATCATTCTATTTGTAGGGTCAATCTGTATTGTTGGTAAAACAACATCCACATAAACCTCAGCAGGGTTACCACTATTCCAAGTAATAATATTAGCTGATGATGTAATTAAACTACCAATAGTTCCTCCTGTTGAGTTAGCTAATTGTAATGTAACATATACATCTATGTCATCATTTGACGCAGGTTTTAATAAGTGTAAATGAAAACGTTGAACACCTGCGGGAATTAAACTAAATCCTAATTCAGGTGTGATATAACTTTCAACCAATACGTTTTGTTGTGTATTAGTTAATGTCTTTGTAACTGTTTGTGTTGAACCTGTTGTTGGTGTATCACTTAATACTTTATATCCACTTACATCACTTGTTTGTGATTGGTTAAAGTAAAATGTTCTACCTGCACTAATACCATTCTCACCTGAGGTTCCACTTGTACCTGAACTACCTGATGTTCCTGATGAACCAATACCACTAGAACCTGATGTACCTGATGAACCACCAACACCACTCGTTCCACTTGAACCATTGACACCGCTTGTACCTGAAGAACCACTACTTCCATTTGTTCCTGATGAACCAATACCACTAGAACCTGATGTACCTGATGAACCACCAACACCACTCGTTCCTGATGAACCTGTTCCTCCACTACTTCCTGATGTTCCACTAGTACCTGATGAACCAACACCACTCGTTCCTGAAGAACCTGAAGTACCACCTGAACCTGTTGAACCTGAACTACCTGATTGACCTGACGTACCTGATGAACCATTAGTTCCATTAACACCACTCGTTCCTGATGAACCACTTGTTCCATTGGTAATAGGAACATTATTAATAAAGAATGACCCTGATATATTTATTTCAGTCTGTGATATTTGTAATGGAGTATTTGTACCATCTCCTGTTTGAACTGTCTGTAATGTTCCTGTAACACCTGTGGTACTATCAGTCATCTTTAATAGACCCTGAAAGGATTGTGATACATATTGATTAGTTAACTGACCCATATTATATTAATATTTTTTTGTTTTTGTTTTATATATTCTTCCAATCTTCATCCACATTTTTCCATAACTCAGCAACTTGTTTCCAAGTTAATCCACCAAAATCTATTATTGGTAGAACGCATCTATTATAATCAAACTTCTGTTGTAGGTTTAATGGAAATGTCCACCCACCAATTATTGATTCCGTTCTTTCTAACCAAGGTTCCAATGATGAATTAAACTCAGCATCATAATCTGATAAATATGACAAAGAGAATAAATCCTTACATATTTCTAATGTATCACTTAGCACCTCTGCTTGGTTTGATAAATCATCCTCAATCTTATCACATACGATTACTTGATATTGTATGTTCAAATGGTTCTCTTCAAATCTTGTTGTATTTGGTACAAAATATAAACGAGGATATTGTGGTTCCTTTTTTGTTATTACGTCATTTGTTAATTGAGTATAGTCACCAAATCCCCAACTATTAATTTGTTCGTGGTAATAAGCAAAGTTTTTAAAGTCTTCTAATATCTGTTGGTATGAACTATAACTTTCATCCTGAGGGAATTGATATTCATCCGCTATTGGTAATACACAACTGTTGTAATCAAACGGTGCTGACATTCTAATCTGCATTGTCCATCCACCAAGTATTGTCTGAAACCTTTCTTGAAATGGTTGAACGTTTGGACCCCAATCACCAATAATTATATTACTGAAATTTCCGTTGTTTGCATTATATGACTGCCAGAATACTGTCCATACATCTTGAACGATTGAAAGAGTATCACTCATCACTTCTTCTAAGTTGGATAAGTCATCCTCAACAATATCCATAATAATAACATTATAGTTATAATGAATATGATTTTGATTTAACTCAACGGTATCAGGGACCACATACATTCTTGTGTATCTTGGTTCTGTTTTTGTTTGAATATCATTTGTGCATTGAGTTAAATCACCGAAACCAAACGAACGGATTTGTTCGTGATGGTAGGCTATACTACTGAAGTACGTTAGAATTTGTTTGTAATTGATATTCATCTTTCAATATTAAATATAAAAAGACCCGTAGTGTGCGCTGAATTATCCTTGGGCTTGGGCTCTTTTCTGTAATCTTATTTGTTCTTTATCGTATTCTATCAAATACAATAATTGGTTTAGGACTTCAACAACGTTTTTTTCAACGATTTTATCGTGTTCTTTAAGTGAGTTTTCTGATACTCTATTGAGGACGACGTACCATCCAAACCTTTGTTCAAAGCTAAGGTCCAAATTAGTTTCCTGTGTGTCCATATCATTTTTAATATCGTCCATTCCCTCCTCACCTTCCCCATCAAAGATAGAGGGATAAAGCTTAAATACGTCTTTCCGAAGTTGATAAAAAAAAACTGTCCACCTAACGCAAACTTGACTTCTAATTTATTCTTAAAGAGTTCCGCCCTATCATTGAGGGTCTCTTGATTATACTTCTCAATTTTAAAATTGTGTTTAGATTTTTCCGAGACTATGGGTCTGTACATTATTGCACAGATTATATGTAGATAGTCCATTATCTCGTCAGGTTTCTTTGTTAGTAAGGTATCAAGGTCCACAAATTCTCCGAAGGTAATTTCTTTATATGATGGTAGATAACCATAGTCAACACCATCTAATGTAAATCTATCAATAAGATTATATGGTGGTCGTGGTACCATTGCAAATATTGTTGTTGCTAAGAAGTCCACCTTATGGTTTTCTGCATCTATTAACGTTTCCATTGGACAATCTGTTAATAGGTTGACAACCTTTGCTTTCATATACTCATCCTCAAATAAGTCTTTGATTTTGAATATCTTAACGTAATCACCAATAGATAAATAATTTGGTAATTCGTAATCTTTTCCTTGTAATTTAAATGTTACTTCACTCATAGTTTTTATGTGAACGCTATTGCATAACGTCCTGTTGATTTTAAATTCTTTATTTCGTAATACATCCTCATCATCAGTGCATCAGATAAATCGGGTGACTTACCCAATATCTTCTTCATCTCATCCTTTGATTGAACGGATACCTTATTGTCTTTGTCTACATCCTTTAGCTTAACCGCTAATAGTTCCTGAGTTAGGTCATCAATTACAGATGGGTTCATTATATTGATTGATATCTTCCCTTCTTTAAATAGTTCAGATAATTTAACGTAGCATTGAGATTTTAAATTGGAATAGTTTTGTTTGTGTAATGGTGATGAATTATTCACAAAGTTGGTTCCCTTAATTTGGTCAGCAACTCCGCCACCTACTCCATCACTATCCACAATAATGTTATTAGGATGTATTCCGTACTTCTGTATTAACTCCCTAATTTCGGACGATAATTCTGTGGTTGATAACTTATTATAGACGAGACATTCCAAGACCACCAGTCCACTCCAAATCATTACTACGGACCTATCTGTTCCAAACCTTGCTACGTCAACTGACATATATTTCTTGTCTGTTGGTTCAGGTTTAAATTTGAATATAGAATTTGATATATGGTCAAAGTTGAATATACTATCATCTTCCTCATTGTAATTCCAATCACCTTCTAATAGTCTACGTCTTTGTGCATTAGGTAATCCCTTCAACATCTCAATATATGATGATGGTAAATGGGGATTGTCCATTGGTAGTGCGGGAACAAACGCTTTGTTTGGTTCCAATGTCTCTTGTATGAATGGGATATAGAACTCTTTCTTAATCCAATTCTGACCAGGATTACAGGTCAGTAATACTTTTGGTATTAGATTATATTGATTTAACTTATAACGTATCCTTGATTTGAGGATTGAGAAACATAAATGTGATACCTGTGCTGCTTCATCAATAAAGATTGCTGAGACCTCAATACCACCAAGACTATCATAGTTTGGGTCTGAGGGTTGATACGCAAGGTCCTTTAATATTATCTCTGATTTGTTCTGAAATGTTATTACATTGGATTGTCCATTATAAACGTAATGTTCTCCTGACTTTAATCCCATTAATTGTAATACTTCAAAGAGTGTATTAAGAGTTGTTAGTTTAAGTTGTTGTAATACTGTTCTACCTATTAGAGTTCTGATACCAGGATATTGTAGACACATTGAACTAATCCATAAACAACCAAGATATGACTTACCACCACCAGCGGATCCTCCGTAGGTGATAATATTTGTAACATCATCTGTTAGAAGTTTCCAACATTGAGATTGTTTCTTGGTTAATTTTATATCACTCAACTTTAATTTTCTTTTTGTATTTAGTTCCTATCTTACTTTTATTCACCTGTATCATATATTCTTTATCTATGAATTTGTATAAACATCCACAGGATTTAGTTTGTCCTGACTTGACGTTGTGTATCATCTTGGTCTTAATCTGACCACACTCACATTCAAATACTCCACGTTTAATCATTCTAAACCCATCATAGACTGGTTCATCGTACTCAAGTAGGGTTAACATATTAGTTTTACATCCTACTTCCATTGGTTCTTTTCTCATAATATATATATATTTATTTTATCCAAAAACGAAGTTTTGGTCATATTATAATATAAGAAAAATTAGTCACTATTCAAAATAATATTAACAGAAATTGGTAAATCTCCTGATGTAATATCAATCTTTTTTGCTTGTTCCAATCCGTATAGTTTTGTTAGGTCACGTAGTACTTCTGATTCAACTCGTCTGTTACCTGATTCACGGCATCTATTTAACAGGTCGTATAGTCTTGTTAGTTGGTCTTGTAGTATTTGTTCGTGTTCTTCTGTGTGTCTTTCCTTTAATCTTTTACGTGCATCGTACCACATATTCTCTGCGGCTTTGGTTGTTATTTCAAATTCTTTTGATACTAAGTCTCTAAATTCTGTAAATGATTTCTTTTCCCATAGTATTAATTCAAATACTCTGGTCATTTTTTCTTCGTATTCTATTTCATTAGATTTACGACCACCTGCTTTTTTCTTTGGTTCCATTATGATACTTTTAATTCTGAGTTATTGTTGATATAGTTCTTTAATCTTCTTGATTGTTTATTGACACAGGAACCACAACTGAAATCAAAGTCATCGTTAAACAGGAATTGATATACCTTATTAATGAATTCTCTTTTATCGTTACCTCTATTTCCAAGTTCAACATAAGCATTTCTTATATCTTCCATTGTAGGTATAAATATATCGTTTTCAATAATTTCTGGTAATTCTGTTATTGGTTCTTTATTTTTACAATCTTTACAACCTTTCTTTTTCTTACCATCGGATTTTAGAGACTCCAATTTGTCTTTTAATTCTTTGTCCATATTAATCGTGTATTAGAGGATATTCATCTTCCTCATCTTTTAATTCATCCATTAGTTTTTTATGTTCTTCTTTCACCCATTTGTTTAATTCCTTTGCTAATAGACCATCAGGTGTATCAGGGAATTTGGTTACGTCAGGTAGAAAGAAATCATCTATGTTTGAAAATGGGTCTAATTCTTCTGGTTCCATATTAATCAAATTTTAAGTTAGATGGTTTGTGTTCCCAAATTGATTTTATTTTTTCTGGTTCTTCCAATTTAATTCCTTGTTTCTTTTCAATTATATATTCCGCCACTTCTTCTATTGATGGAATTCTTAATTGTGCTTCAGGTGGTGCAATTCCTTTTTTGATATCTCTTGCTACCTTTCTTTTGTATCTTCTGTTTACTGAACTACTCATCACGGTTAAATTTTATTATTGTATTATTCTTTATTGTTATTTTTGTTTCCTTGATATATCTTGCTACACTTGATAGTGGTATGGTCGTATCTTTTGATACCTTCTTTAATGAACCAAGTATCATATACTTCTCAAAGATTATCTTGTTAAACCAATTTGTCTCGGTCCATTCATTCTCAATCAGTTCCATCAATCTATGGTCATCAAACACACAGTCATCAGGAACTTCAATCATATCATATAACTCTGTGTATTTGGATGATTCCATTCTG